TCGGAGCCGGCAGGAACATCGACTGCGATGGCGGTCTTGGTCTTTCAGCTGACGAGATAGACTATCTTTTGCACAACGACGTTGATCGCTGTTTCAGTGAGCTTGAACCTTTCACCTGGTTTTCGGAGCTTGATGACGTGCGCCAAGATGCGCTGATAAACATGTGCTTTAACTTGGGCTTAACGCGCCTGCTGCATTTTAAGAACATGATCGATGCTCTACAGAAAAAAGACTTTAATCTTGCGGCTGCCGAAGCTTTAGACTCTCGGTGGGCAAGGCAGGTTGGTGATCGAGCCGTTGAGGTGGCTTCGATGATTGAGCTAGGGGTCTACCCTTAAAGCGCCCCGCGCAGACCGAATTCCGAAATCTGGCGGGGCAGGGGTTGGGCGCGAGAGGGACGCCCAACGCAATCATTTTAACCGAGTTAAATTATGGGTCAATCCAAAAAGTATCAGGATCTTCTGCCTTTTTGCGTAACAGAGACGCAGCGCACAGTTGTAGGCCTTAGATCCCGAGGCTATACAGCGATTCAAGCAGCTAATGAGCTCGGCGTTGCCGAACGCAATGTGCATGCGCTTTGCGCGCGTGTCGCCAAAATTGCAGCTCGGCAAGGCCACTCGCCAGACCACGATATGGTACATGTGGTGCCTGACGGTTTCAGTGTAAAAGGCACGAGCACGCTTTATAAGGACGGCTCACCGGTTATGCAGTGGGTCAAAAGCACCCAAGATCGTGAGCGGCAAATGGCCATGCTTCTGGAAGCTATCGAGTCCGCTCACGAAAATTTAAAGCCTTTTGAGCGTATCAAAAAACCTGCGGGCACAGATTCCGACGTGCTGGCTTTGCTCACTATCACGGATTTTCACTTAGGCATGTACGCGTGGGAGGCCGAGACGGGCAGTAATTGGGATTCGCAAATTGCAGAACGCGTTTTTTTAAGCTCTGTGGCGGATATGATCAATGCCACGCCGCCAGCGCAAACCGGCGTTTTTTGTCAGCTGGGCGATTTTTTGCATTTTGACGGACTGCTGGCGGTGACGCCTACAGGTGGAAATCTTTTAGATTCCGACACGCGTTACAGTAAGCTCGTCGAGATGACCATAAATGTTATGACCCGCGCGGTCGAGATGATGCTGGAGAAATTCGACAAGGTGGTGGTTATCCAAGCGGAAGGGAATCACGATCTAGCCAGCAGCGTCTGGCTGAGAAAGCATATTAAGCATGTGTTTAGCAAGAACCCTCGACTGGAGGTCATTGATAATGACTTCCCGTATTACGCATACCTGCACGGCCAAACTATGCTGGGATTCCATCACGGGCACAAGGTTAAGATGGGCAGCTTACAAAAGATTTTTAGTTCAGAGCCTAGATTCAGAGAGATGTGGGGAAAGGCCAAACAGTGCTACATACACACTGGGCACATGCATCACGAGCGAGTGGTTGAGGACGCTGGGGCTATCGTCGAACAACACCCTACGCTCTCCGGTAGAGATGCCTATGCCGCAAGACTCGGGCATGTGAGCTTGCGCGGAGCAAAGGTAATCACTTATCATTCGGCTCACGGAGAAATTCATAGAACAACAGTAAGGCCAATCGAGTGAAAAGCACAGAGTATCAGGAGGGCGGCGACCATTACCAAAAAATGGCAATCCAGCCGATAGACTACATCATGCAAAACAAGCTGGGGTTTTGTGAGGGCAACATCGTCAAGTACGTCACTCGATGGCGGGATAAAGCTGGGGTGCAAGACTTGCTCAAGGCTAGGCAGTACATCGATTTTCTGATTGAGTCTGAAGGCTAAACGTTTTTCAAGGTTACCGCCCCGGCACGTCCGGGGTTTTTTTTAATTTATTTTAACCAAATGTGTAGACATTAAATCAAATGTGTATATAATAGATCCCATCAACAACGGAGATCGCTAACATGCAAAACGAAATAAATGCAAACGGAAACATTGTGCTAGGCGGAAGGAACACGAATTTTTATGTCAGCCAACGGAAAAGTGGGACCGAAGTTTTTTGGTGGAACCGTTTAAGCCCAAACTTAAGAATAAGCGTTGACATGCCTCAAAATCGATATTCATTAGTGTCTGAAACGCCAACGTGCGGCAACGGTCGCTCAATGTTTTTTGAGGATCTAACTCAAGTGATGCAAGCAAACCCCATCACCCGACAGCACAAAACCCCTTCCGGCTGGAAGGTTTGACATATAGAGGAATCGGTTAATGAAAGTTAAGGGGGCTGCGGCCCCTTTTTTTTTGCAGTAAAAAAGTAGGGTTATTTTAACCAAACGTGTAGACATTAAATCAAATGTGTATATAATAGATCCCACACAAACAGAGAGAGAACGGACATGGACTATCAAGCACACCTCGCACGCAACGAAGCTAAGGCGCTTACATTTGTATCTAACATCAGCAGCGTAATTGCTGCCAAAGCCGGCAAGGGATATAAGGTCATTGCTCAGATGAAAGACGGCAGCGAGATCGTTATCAAAAAGGGCGGAAACCTCAAGGCATTCGTAAACGTCTTTGACTTTGATTGTAATGGGAACGCCGCCATAGGCGCGGATAATGCCAAGTTTTGCGCCTTTAACAATAAGGCAGGCGTAAAGCAGTTGGGCAATGGTGGCAAATGGAATTCTCCCATCGCGTCATTTGAAATAACGGTGGCCGCGTAAGCGGCCCGGAGGAGATAAACATGAAAGTACGAATAGACTTCACGATTGACGTTGACCCCAAGGTCATCCGCGCCTACATGGATGACCTCGAAACCGACGAGACCATGAAAGAGTTTTTGGTGACGTGGTGCTCCGCCGCTGGCGCTGGGACGCTCGACGAAAGTTTGAATAACGCCTTGGGCGAATACCACAGAACTGAAGTTGTCAGAGAGGCCGTGTAAGCGGCCCGGAGGATAAAGTGATGCCCCTTTTTTTTTACTGCAAAAAAGTAGGGTTATTTTAACCAAATGTGTTTACATTATATCTATTGTGTATATAATAGACTTCATCAACAACGAAACGAGAGGGTTAGAGAAATGCAGTCAGTATCATTTTTAAACGGTGTCAAAACTATAGAGGCGACGATAACAGCCGCCAGAATGTGGCGTGGAGGTGACAAGGTTCGGTGTTACATCGACCTAGAATTTTCTAAAAGACGTCCGATTGATTCTATGTACGTTGTGGTAGAGGGCGGAACGAGAGACAAAACGGTCACTGTCGGCGGTCAAGTTTTTGGCTACCAATTAGGTTGGTGCGACAGCCACACGAAAAGGGAACACGCTATAGAAGCTGTGAAAAATTTAGCAGAGCTTTTTATATCAAACCCGCCAAATATCGAGGAAGCTTAGCGGGGCTTCGGCCCCTACTTTTTTACAGCAAAGAAGTAGGGCAACCCAAACTTAAAAAAAGGAGATAATAAAAAAAACCTTTACTTGGAACGGCACACGAGTTAAATTTTTAAACCCGCCTCAAATCGATTTACGAACCGAGGCACAACCAAAAAAGAGAGAAGCCAATGGCTATTAATTTACAAACTACTCAAGGTCTGAGCGCGCAGGGCGTTAACATCTTGGTCTATGGACACGCTGGGTCTGGCAAAACCAGCTTAATAAAAACACTGCCTAACCCGGTGGTTTTGAGCGCGGAGGGCGGGTTGTTATCAATCAGCGATACTGCAACGCCTTTCGTCGAAGTCACCGACATGCCCACGTTGATCGAAGCGTTGGAGTGGGCGAAAGGATCAGGGGAGGCGCAGAAGTTCGATAGCTTCGCCCTCGATTCAATCAGCGAAATTGCGGAGGTGGTTTTAGCCCATGAAAAATCGGAAGCAAAAGACCCACGGCAGGCTTATGGCGCACTGCAAGACGCGATGGCGTACATCGTGCGCGCATTCCGGGATCTGCCGAAACACGTCTACTTCACTGCAAAGTGCGAAAAAACCGCAGACGAGACGGGACGGCTACTGTACGCGCCAGCCATGCCCGGGAACAAGTTAGCGCAATCACTGCCTTATTTTTTCGACGAAGTGCTTGCGATGCGCGTGGAGCGAGACGAGGATGGCACTACGCAACGCGCACTGCTCACATCTAGTGATGGGCTTTGGCAGGCTAAAGATCGCAGTGGTCGACTTGACGCGTGGGAGCCTGCCGATCTTGGAGAAATAATCGGTAAAATCGGTGGTGCAAGGT